CAACTGTAGCATCAGTACTAGGATATTTAATTAGATAGGGTAAACACATGACTGATTACACTAAAACAACGGATTTTCTTGCCAAGGATAGTTTACCTTCTGGCAACGCTAATAAGGTTGTCAAGGGAGCAGAGTTTGATACAGAGTTTGACAATATTGCTACTGCAGTTTCTACTAAGTTTGATAATGCTTCTACGGTAGACATTAACGGCGGTGCTATTGACGGCACTACAATTGGTGCATCAACACCCGCAGCAGGCACGTTTACTACTTTTACATCAACAGGAATTGATGACAACTCTAATGCTAACGCGATTACAATCGACTCGTCAGAAAGAGTTGGGTTTAACGCTACATCACCTGCGGTAGAAGTACACATTAGAGACCAAAACTACGGAACACTTAGTAATTCTACTCCTGTTCTCCGTATTGATTCAAACTCTTCTTTGGCAAGCAACAGCAAAATTGAGCTTACGGCAGGAAGCGGCACAGCTTCAATTTTTAGGTACTCAGCTAGTTCAGACAACTTTTTAGCGATAGAAGAAACAGGCACGGGCGGAACATCTGGAATCAGAATTAACGATGCTGATCTAGGTGTTGGTCTTTTTACCGCAGGTAGCTCATCAAGTCCTGATTTTAAGGTTGATACATCTGGAGATGTGACAGTAGCTAATGACATGACGGTAGCAGGTACGGTTGTAAAACTCACGGGACTGCCTACTTCAGACCCAGCATCGGCAGGACAGCTGTGGAACGACAGCGGTACGCTAAAAGTGAGTGCTGGCTAATATGTGGCAAGCGCTTATATCGCCAATCACTAGCCTGCTTGGGCAAGTTCTCAAGAACAAAGCCGAAGAAAAAGCCGCTGTCCACACGGCTAAAATGGAAGTGATTAAGAACACGGCGTCATGGGAACAACTCATGGCGTCTGCCAGCGCTACCTCGTGGAAGGACGAGTGGTTTACACTGCTGCTCTCAGCGCCTGTGGTTGCGCTTATGTGGGGTATTGGGATGAATGACGTAGAGATACTAGACCGCATCGGCATTGCCTTTGAGGAGCTTAACAGGCTCCCTGATTGGTATCAGTACTTGTTATTCATGGCAGTATCCGCATCCTTTGGTATCCGTGGTGCTGACAAGTTGTTGGCCCTGAAGGGGAAAAAGTAAATGGCTGACGGACGTTTATACGATTACACGAATCAGCGTGAAAAAGGCGAGCGCCATAACCTGTACTGGAACAATGTTTCTACACAGGTAACCGAGGCAGAACTAAAAGAACTGTTTAACGCTGAAGATAACGGACAGCTGAGAAAGGCGTTCGGATCTTTCGATAATTATCTGGCGTACATGAATGAGCGTCAGGATCTCATTGACTCTGGAGAGCTAAAGGCAGATTGGTGGGATACGGAAGTTGCTCTCGTAGACCAAGGCATGATGTCTGAGTTTGAAGGCGACATGGACGATCGCGCCCTTGAACAGTCCATTATAAACAGAGGCGTTGAGTTGGCTACTGACGCATACGCGTCACAGTCTCCTGTTTTAAACGCTCTCTACGAAAAGTACACAGGAAGCGAGGGCGGCGTCTGGTATAACTCTGACGGTGACAAGTTTCGATGGAACGGTACGTCTTTTGTTAAGACTGTAAAAGTTGATGATTCTTTTAACGTAAACAACTTTATTTTGGCAACAGCTGCCGCTGGTATTGCGGGTGTAGTCGCTGCTCCTTTGGCTACTTCTATCGGAAGCGGTATGGGGGCATCTTTAGGCCTAAGCCAAACAGCAACACAAGCCTTAGTAAACGGCCTAACAAACGGTTTAGCTACCGCTGGTTCTACTTTGATACGGGGCGGCGAATTAACTGGAGATATTTTAGCAGACGTACTTTGGGGTACTCTGTCACCAACAGTTATTAATCAATTAGGCCTTACCCCAGAAACTTTTGCATCTGCGTTTGTAGATTCTCTTGGCAGTGACGCGGTTAGTAACCTGATTACTGGACAAGATTTTGATTGGAAGGATATGCTTGAATCCGCCGCTTTATCTGGCGGAATTACGTCTGTAAAAGACTTTGTTTACGATTGGTTAAGCACGAAAGACAAAGAAGACCTATACCAACACTATTTGCAGGAAGACTATGAAAGGTTCGGGGCAATGTCTCCCGAAGAGTTTGACGAGTTTTTATTAAACGATCCTACGTCTTTGCTTAACACTTCTGATGTTGGTGCGCTTCTTGGCCCAGAAGGTCTGTTGACCAAAGTTTTCGGTTTTGAAGGAACTTCTGATTACGCAAGCACTGAGTGGTTTGGTAGCGGTGTTAATACTGTCCTAGACTTTTTAGGGTCTATGGGAGTAGACAAAGCACTAGCAGCAATCTCTAGTATTTTCCCAGAAGGCGAAGCAGATCCGTTTTACGGCAAAGGTACTCCGTACCAGTGGGACGAAGCCCAAGGAATTTGGGTTCTTGATCGAAACGAAAAGATAATGGACGAGTTCGGCAACATTGTCGATAACCCGAATTACTGGACCGACGAGGAAATCGACAGGTGGAACGAGGAGTTTCTGTACGGCGGTGATCTAGACGAAAGATACTGGCACAGCTGGCAGGAAAGAGATCCTAATAGTACTGTTCAGGGCATTTGGGAAAATCCGATGACTCCTGAAACCGGAGGCTTAGGCGGTTTCTTTGGTAGCCTTGTTGGAACAGGGGGCGGTCTTAAAATCGCAGATTCTGCGCTTCCCGGTGCTGGCGTTGCTGACCCTGATGGAGTGTGGGAACGTCTTATTGACACATGGAACGACTTTGTAGATGATAAGTCGCCAGAGGAACAGTTTAACTGGGCAGAAGAAAACGGTTTTGATTTTAGTGATGATCCTATCTCCTACGAAGATCCTTTTGTAGAAGATGAGACAGATTTGTTGACAGACTCAGTAACTGATGAAGAGTTTATTCAAGATCCTTTTGATTTTCCTCCAGACCTATATCCGCCAGAGTTGCCTGAGGACGAGATACCCCCTGAGTTTACTGAGGACGATGTACCATCAGAGCTACCCCCTGAGTTTACTGAGGAGGACGTACCGCCTGAGTTAGCGCCAGAAGGTGACTCAGATCAGCCGCCAGAAGGAGACGGCGGTTTTGGTCTTCCTCCGACACCTAAGAAAAAGCCTAAAATGAGCGCAAGTTTTTCTCCAGTACAGCCCAGAGGTTTTTCTGCAGGAGTAGTAGGAAACTTCCCGCTAGTGGGGCGACAAGAGTTTCCTCTTGAAAACTTTTTAGCGCAGTATTACGCATCACTACAACAGCCTCAGTTACCAACTCAAGGCGCAGGGATTGTAGAGTCTTTGTTTGAAGGATACATTTAATTATGACCTATTTAGATTTAATGAATAATGTGCTTAGGCGCATACGGGAAAATGAGGTATCTAACGTACAAGACACCACTTACTCTAAAATGGTGGGTGACTTTATCAACGATGCTAAAAGGTTGGTAGAGGATGCTTGGGATTGGTCAGCGCTGCGTACTACGCTATCTGTAGATACTGTAGCAGACACCTTCAGTTATATTCTCGTTGGTTCTGCTAATCGCGGTAAAATCTTACACGCCTACAACGACACAGACGATTGGAACCTAGAATACCAAACTCCGTTGTGGTTCGATCAAAAATATATGTTGGATACGCCTCAGTCGGGTTCTCCTAGGTACTACGTCTTTAATGGAGTAGACGCTAATGGAGATACGCAGATAGAAGTTTACCCAAAGCCTGACGCTGCGTACACCCTTAGGTTTAACGTGATTCAGAGACAGGGTGACTTAACTAGCAACACAGACGAACTCAGTGTTCCTGCGATGCCTGTTATTCACATGGCTGTTGCACTGCTGGCGCGTGAGCGTGGTGAAACTGGAGGCACATCAGCACAAGAGTACTTTGGTATTGCTGACCGCTATTTGTCAGACGCAATTGCTCTAGACGCTCAGAAGCATCCAGAAGAAGTTATTTGGTACACTCCTTAAGGAGACTAGTGCATGGCACAACCATTACAAAGCATTAATCTACTTGCGCCGGGATTCAAAGGAATCAACACCGAAGATTCTCCGATTGCACAAGATTACTCGTTTGCTGACGTAGCGGAAAACGCTGTCATTGACAAGCGAGGTCGTATTGCTGCGCGTAAGGGTGTCAGCGTAACGACAACAGACAAAACAGCGCTTGGCTCAGACCACATTAACAAAGTACACTTTTACTATAGTGATGTTGGCTCTGCCAGCGAGACTGTGTTAAGCACAGGCAACAACAAGATTATGTCAGGCACGACAACGCTTACTGAGGTATCTGTAACTGTAGGCGCTACTCAAGCTGCATACTCAATTACAGACGATAACTGGAAGATTGTAAACTTTAACGACAAAGCCTACTTTTTCCAGCGTGGGTACGATCCTCTGGTTTATGACTATAACGGCGGAAGTCCTACTCTTAAGACTTTTCAGGCAGTTAACTCAGACTCTGCTACAGACGCTACTCTTAAGTGTCACGAGGCTATAGCTGCTTACGGGCGGCTCTGGATTGCCGACAGCGACAGCAACAGTCAGGTAGTCTACTTCTCTGATTTACTGGTTGGTAATGACTTCACTGGCGGTACAAGCGGGTCTATTAATGTTTCTAAAGTGTGGCCCGATGGTTACGATGAAATTAAAGGCCTTGCGGCACACAACGGAATGTTAGTTATATTTGGCGAGCATAGCATTATTGTGTATGCTAACGCTGCTATCCCCGCTACTATGTCTTTGGCTGATACAGTTGCTGGCGTTGGGTGTATTTGCAGAAACTCGATACAACACATAGGAACAGACGTTTTATTTATGTCTGACGATGGTCTGCGTAGTTTGGGTCGAACAATAACAGAAAAGTCGTTACCCATATCAGACTTAAGTGCTAACGTAAAAAACGACATAATTGACTCTATAGGATTACGCACAGAGCCTACTGCATCTGTGTATAGCCCAGAACACGCTTTTTACTTAATTACATTCCCAGACCAGAACAAGACGTTTTGTTTTGACCTGAAGGGAAGACTTGAAAACAACGCATATCGAACAACCGTATGGGACTCCTCGCTGTTTAAGGCTTACGAAAGAAAAACAGACGGTACTCTCTTGGTAGGCAACTCAGAAGGAATTGGAGAGTACTCAGGATACCAAGACAACGGAAATAAATATGTATTTAAATACTATAGCCCTGCGTTGACGTTTGGTGATGCCAGCAAAGCAAAGATGCTAAAGAAAATTAATCCCACTTTAATTGGTGGACCTAATACCACGGTGTTTCTTAAGTGGGCTTACGACTTTGAAGAGTTTTATAACGCAAAACAGTTTGATGTATCCAATCAAATACCGTATTACTACAATGAAGCAGCGTCAGAATACACTGTTGCTGAATTTACATCTGGAACCGCAGTAATCTCTAGACCTAAAATTAATGGTTCTGGTTTTGGTTCTCTAGTTACGGTAGGTGTAGAAGCTGACATCAACGGTTACGAGTTTTCAATTCAAGAAATTAATGTATTAGCACTAATAGGACGAACGTTATGATGAATAATATTTTTATGCCTCCTGAGTTACGAGATAAGGGACCGCTTGCCGGACTTCCTTATTTTGAGGTCCCCAACCAACCTCCAATTTATGAGGTTCCGGGGCCTTTTACTCCGTTACCTACTCCGGTTCCTGACGTAGACCCTAATTTAGTAGGGCAGTCTTTGCCGAAACCCGGTGGCGTGAGGCCTGATGCTAGACCACAACAGCCAAGTCCTTACGGCGGTGGATTCTTTGGAGGACAGCCCAACCCTTTCTTTGGTGGTGGCTTTGGTGGATTTAATCCTTTTGCTGCTCTTTTTGGCGGCGGAGGCTTTAATCCTTTCTTTGGTGGGTTTGGACAACCACAAGTAACTGGTATGTTTAACACTAGCTTTCCTCGTAGTTTTATTGGTGGCTCTCCTTTTCAGCGGGGCAATCCTGTAGAACCTACTCAATCGTCCTATAATCCTTTTGGGATGATGTCACGGGGCTTTGTGGGGTATAGATAAAATGTTTGGATTTCTTACTGACTTAATTGGTGATCTAGCGGGAAGCTTCTACGGCCAGCTGCCGCCAGAAGTTCTTGCGCCTTTTCAACCGGGGTATTTTCCCGAGATAAACGTACCGGACGTCTCGTTTAAGCCGTTTACGGTAACTGACGCCTTTGGCGGAACAATTGGCACTGGCCCTACTGGAGACGTTGCTTATACACTGTCTCCAGAACAGCTGGCGCTTCAAAATATGCTTTCTGGTGGAGCCTCTAGTTTCTTTGAACAGGCTCAAATGGACCCCGCGTTGCGTGAGCAGGCTGTGTTTGACCGCATGATGGCTACTATGTCTCCGTCTCAGGAACGTGAGAGGCTGGATCTAGAAAGCCGTTTGGCGGCACAGGGGCGCTTAGGTGTACAAACCAACCAGTTTGGCGGCACTCCTGAAGCTCTGACGCTTGCAAAAGCACAAGAAGAGGCCCGTTCTAACGCACTGCTGATGGCTATGCAACAGGCTCAGAGAGAGCAAGCACAGCAGGCAGCACTAGGCCAGCAGTTTATGCAGCAAAGCTACGCACCACAGCAGGCAATGTTGTCTGCAATGAGTCCTGCGTTGAATGTTGCTTCTATGGCTGATGTGGCTAGACGCCAAGGCGGTCAAAACGCGCTTCAGGCACAGCTGGCTATGCTTGATGCTCTGGCTGGTCAAGGCGCTGGTTTGGCAAGTCTCTACAGCGGTATGTTTGGCGGGGCCATGAATCTTGCTGGAGGTATCGGGCAAGGTTTGATGGGTCTTTTAGACTCCACTGATTACTTTGGCCTTGGCAGCCTGTTTTAATTAAGAGGACACTACAATGAGTATAGGTTCAGTTTTAGCCCAAACAGGTGCAAACATTGGTAGCACGTTGGGCAGTGGTATGTCCGGCCTCGGCGGTGCTACTCGTGGTATGCTGACAGGTGTCGGTCAAGGGATTAGCCGTAGGCGTATGGAAGGAGAAGCACAGAAACTTTTGGCTGCTAACAAAGACAACCCTGCGGCCCTCATGGAAGCGTCCCGTAAGTTTGCTATGCAAGGCAATCAGCAAATGTCTGCTGTGTTTCAACAAGCTGCTCAAGCTGCTCAATCTAAAATAGATAGCAAAGCAACCGCAGCGCAGAAACGAGGGGTGCAAGGCGGTCTTATGGCTATTACCCAAGCTGCTTCTCGTGGTACTCCTCTGGAAGATTTACAAGAAGCACAGCGGTCTGTTATTGCTTTAGGAGGAACCGCTGAAGATATTAGAAGTGCATATCAATCAGGACTGAAAAAACCAGAAGATAACTATAAAGTTGTTGGCAACAGGATTTTTGATACTTCTACTGGAGAGTACGTAGAACCAAAAACTGTGGCTGAATTATTGCCTTTATCTTCTTTAAAGGATGCCGTAACTCCAGAATCTTTGGTAGAATACGCAAAAACAGGCGATAAAACAGTTTTACAGGCTAAGGAAGAAGAGGAGGTATCAAAAGATATAATAGGACAGCTTATTTCTACAGATACCGTTCTAGAAACAGTTGATAAAGCCTTAGGCCTTACTGATGACTATTGGGTAGCTGGTTATGATCTTGCTAAGCTAATTCCTCTACCTACTGACGCTAAACAGATGGAAAGTTATGTTAATACGCTAAAGGCTAACTTAGCTTTTGATAGGCTGCAAAAAATGAGGGATGCCTCAAAAACAGGAGGGGCTTTAGGTCAGGTTTCTAACATTGAATTAGGTCTTCTACAATCATCTGTTGCTACTCTTGATCCGGGATCTAAGAATTTTAAAGAGCAATTAGCAACAGTTAGAAGGCAATATGAAAACTTTAGAAATTCTTTGCTAGGCCAAGCGCCAAATGACCCTAGATATATTAAAGATCCGGATACTGGTAAACTATATTATAAACTAGGAGATGACTACATTGATCTTGAAGAAGCCTCAAAAACAGGTCAATTCAATCTTAGCCCCAGCCCTAAAACTGGAGGGAGTATCTAAAAATGTCAGTTGTTTCTGATCCAGAAATATTAAAAAGACTAAAACAAGAAGAGGAAGGGGCTTTATCCAAACCTGTGTCTTCTTCTAGTGGTATCGTTGTTGACGCTAATTTAAAAGAGAGATTAGATAAATTAAGCGCAAAACAGGTTGAAAACACTGTGCAGGATACAGAAGAAGCTGCGGTATCTTCTGTTCCTGAAGGTAGCGTGTTTGGAGACTTTTTTAGGACTGTAGCATCT